GGTGTAGGGGGGGGTGGAGTTGCGGTGCAAAAGCGGAGCGAGTTGCGAAATGTATAGTCAGTGTAGTGAAGTATGGCGGCTTTATGTCATGCTTCGCTCACTGTCCATGTTGGCTCGAACAATTTCGACGCATCATCAGCAGTTTTGCGGTAAGAAGAAAAAAAGGGGACAGCCAGGCCGAAACCTGACTGTCCCCAGGTGCTAGTCGTCGTCGGCCATCTTCAGTTCGAGAGCCAACTGGTGGACATCGGTGTCGAGGGAGCGACGTTTCCAGTCGCAATACTCGTCGTAGTCACGGAGGAATTGGTCCATGGCCTTGGCCTTAGCCTTCGCGAGGGCCTTGTCGTCTTTTGACTGACTCATCGTAGGTATCCTTTCGGGGACGGCCAAGTCGAAACCTGACCGCCCCCGGCAGAGGTGGATGGTTAGGCGTCCGACTTCGGAGCCGACTCAGGGATCATGAACTCCGGAAGTCTTGCGGCCTCTTCGCAAGTACGGATGAGCCGATGACGTGACCGCGAGAGCTTGCGATGAAGGATTACGGCCTCTCGGGCTTCGGCGTAGAGAGGACCGCTGGGCGCTTTGCTGACTACGACCTCCAGGTCCTCGGTGCTACCTTTCGGGCCGACTGAAAGCGTGATGTGCTCCTGGATGGAGCCGTCAGCCACAGCACGTTCGGTCACGTCGTACATTTTCTTGTAGTCGTGCCCGATGTGGTGGATGCCTCCGTCCTCATCGGTGCCGACGAAGATCAGCTTCTCGTCAGCGGTGACTCGGGCCACGAGCGGAGCCTCCAGGACCTCTCGGACTTGCGTCCAGCTTAAGCCGGAATCCTTTGCGAAGGCATCGCGGGCAAGCTGAGGATCCAGGCTGATGCATTCGAGGAGGTTCTCCAGGACAGGCCTGCGCTGTCGGATCCCCTTCGTGGAGTTCTTCCTGGCGTCATCTTCACTGAGGGCAGGCTTGATGCCAGCCTTGACCTGCTCCTTGTGTGCGGCCACGACGCGCTTCTTCGTCGCGGTCTTCGCCGCCTCGAAGTCGGTGATGATGTCGTCGCGGATCTTGTCTGGATCCCGGAGCCGACTTGCTGGAGCACTGAGCCAGGCTCGGCCCATGCTCATGAAAGTGCCTGCGGTCACTTTGTCCGCGTCCACCTTTGCGCCAGCAGCGAGAGTTGCCGTGCTGGCGGCTGCGGCGTAGTTCGCCACTGCCTCTGCCCGCACCTTCTGATACTGCGCCATCGTGATTCGTCCAGCCATGATGAAACCTCCAGTCGGGTGAGCCCTTTGAGCCCACGCACTGCCCTTTCGTCCCCGCAGCAGAATCTGCGAAGTAAAAAAGAACAGATAACGAGCAATTTTGGCCCATTAGATGCCCATTAGCTTGTATGCAGGCTAAGTCGAAATTTTAGGCTTCTAGAAAATTTCTACTTCGTCTACATACAACTTGCGACGGGCTGTTGCTCCGCTTGCGGACCGGAGGCTTTTCCGTCGCAGAACCCAGACTAAACCTGAAGATGGCGACTATCCGTATAGCGAATTAAAGCTTCACCAATTCGCATATACGGAAGGAGCCTGGGCCAAAATTATATTTCGACATCTGATTGATAGAGAGCCCTATTAAAAGTCGTGGGGAATGGGCGAGACGAGTCGAGCAGGATGCCAGGGAGGACCACGAGGTGGGCACTTGGGGTGAACGGTCGGGGGGCTTTTCATAGGGTAGCCAGGAGTTAATGCTTGATTTTCGGAGTGGTGGAAGGGGGAGTGGGGTACACCCCCCCTCACAGCCAGCGGACTCCACAAAACTAATAAACAGTGTTTTGCTCAAGTGGTGGTCAATTTTTGTACTTTACCACTTCTCCCCACCCGTTGTTTATTTTTATTCTGGCTGTAGAAACTTCCACCTTCTGTTTGGCAGTCTAGCATCTAGCTTAAATACCTAGCGAGATTATTATTTTAGGTTACTAGGCTAGATTATCTAGCTTGGATTATTTAGTCTAGATTATCTATTCTATATTACCTATATAGATAATACAGATAGAAAATCTCTAGATGTTTTGGTTCAAGCTGTTGAGGATTATTCTATGCGAAGAAAAACCACGACGAATAGGTTTGGTTTGGTGATAGGGCTGATGGCTTTTGTGGCTTTCGGAATTATCGTTGATGCGAGTAGACCGGAATCACGAGCCGAGCGAGCCCGTTATCGTCATTTCCGTAATTTAGAGCGAAGATCCAAAGATGCGTGGATTGCACGTTCGTCGAGGTCGTGGTACCACTAGGGCAGTTGACTGGAACTATCGGCTGATGGCAGTTTGTGGGGCGGTGATGCAGTTATATTCGCTAAGGACGGAAAAGGGTAAATGGTTGTAGATGTAGATACGATTACTCAGCAACTGAATTCTCTTTCATCACATAAGCAGAAAGAGATCCTGGTTCTCCTGGACGAACTATCTGACGCCAGGGGCAGGATCGGTGCTCAGAACGAGTTCCTGCTATTCGTCAGGAAGATGTGGCCTGCGTTCATTGAGGGCAGCCATCACAAAATTATGGCCGATGCCTTCAATCGCATCGCAAACGGCAGCTTGAAGAGGCTGGTTGTGAATATGCCTCCTCGCCACACAAAATCAGAATTCGCGTCTCATTTTTTCCCTGCTTGGTATCTTGGGAAATATCCCGACAGGAAGGTCATCCAGACTGCCCACACAGCAGAGTTGGCAGTCGGGTTCGGGCGTAAGGTTCGTAACCTCGTGGGATCCCATGGTTATCAGAAAATCTTTCCAGATGTGTCCTTAAGCGTGGACTCCAAGGCTGCGGGCCGTTGGGACACGAACAAGCATGGAGAATATTTCGCTATCGGTGTGGGTGGTGCTGTTACAGGCAAGGGTGCCGACATTCTTATCGTGGACGATCCGCATTCAGAGCAGGAAGCTGCGTTAAACGATCCCTCCGTATACGACCGCACATACGAATGGTACACGTCTGGTCCCCGCCAGAGGTTACAGCCTGGGGGTGCGATCTGCCTGGTAATGACTCGCTGGTCGAAAAAGGATTTGACTGGCAGTATCGTTAAGGCATCTATAGAACGTGGTGGTGCGGATGAATGGGAAGTCATCGAATTCCCTGCGATTCTGCCCAGTGGCAAGCCGCTCTGGCCCGGATTCTGGCCGATAGAGCAACTTGAATCGCTGAAAGCAGAACTGCCTATATCCAAATGGAGTGCCCAGTATCAGCAAGATCCGACTTCCGAAGAAGGCGCGATCATCAAGCGTGAATGGTGGAATGAGTGGACGGAGAAGGAACCACCGAAATGTGAGTTTGTGATCCAATCATGGGATACCGCGTTTCTTGCAAAGGAAACTGCCGACTACAGTGCATGTACGACCTGGGGCGTCTTCAAGAACAAAGAAGATGAGCCGAATATCGTTTTGCTGGATGCACTGCAGGAGCGCATGGAGTTTCCCGATCTGAAGACTCGTGCTTACGAAATGTGGAAGGAGTACAAGCCGGATGCGTTTATTGTAGAAGCCAAGGCTGCGGGCAGTCCGCTGATATTCGAACTCAGGAGGATGGGGATCCCCGTGGGTGAGTATACCCCTAGCCGTGGTAAAGATAAAATTGCCAGGGTAAATGCTGTTTCTGATATATTTTCTTCCGGGCTCGTGTGGGCACCCAAAAAGAGATGGGCCGAAGCGGTTATCGAAGAATTCGCTGCGTTCCCTAACGGGGATTACGACGATCTAGTGGATTCATCTACTCAAGCACTATTGCGATTCCGGCAGGGTGGCTTTATTTCGATTGAAAGCGATGAGCCGATGGAAGAGTTTTTCCCAGCCCGTAAGGCGGATTACTATTAATTCATATCGTTTCTTTCCGGAAATCATTATGACCGAGGGCGAGATCGCCCACTTCTTCACTGGCAATCCTATTTTGAAGAGCGGTAAGGGTTTCGATTCTACGATGAGTTCCGGAGATCCCGACGAGCCGAGCGGCTACTGGCACGATAAAGAGGGCGATACGAAGGCCGAGATTGTATTTCTAGTCTAGGGGGACGGCCTGATAGACCCGCGAACAACTATGGGCCGTCTTAAATGACCAAAGAACGCTCTCGCTATCGCGAGAAGGTGCCCCTAGATAGATTTTTTCTGGGATTTATTCATCGGAGATTATTATGAGGGAATCCTACTAATGGTTGCTATTTCCGATGCTACCGGGTTCGCTGATAGCCGCGTTACGCTGGCAGAACGGTTGCTGGAGCTTGGTGTCGAGAGCGCACTGACCATGGACGGTTTTGACGATTGCGTGATCGGTGTGTTGGAACGGTTCGGCATGGAACCAATCGTGTTATATGACAAGCGGAAAGTCATCCAGAAACTGATGGATGAAGGCTGTGACGACTACGAAGGTGCACTAGAATACTATGAACATAACCAGCTTGGCGCTTGGTATGGCGACAAGACGCCTGGGTTTCTGGTGAGGTGGTATGACGAGGATATCGACAGTAGATATCGGGTCGTAGAAAAAAACGATGTCGTATAGAAGGAGAGCAATGTGGTAGATCAAGAAGTTCCTTCGGGTTATTACGTCAGCAATAGTTCCGACGCGGACGTGTTCTATGCGGATAAGAGCGGCAACTTCTATTTCAAGAAGGAAATAGGAGATAAATGGTCGCGCACTGATAAGTGGAACTTCGACCATATCTGTGATGTGGAAACGGTGAACGAGGAGCAGGGCGTATCTGCTTCTGTGGATTCACATGACGGCAGGGGTTTCGAGGTCAAGGTCAGCGCCCATATCGGTGTTACCGTAGCGGATGTGATGAAATGGCATTACGTGAACCCGGACGGCAATCAAGCTACGGTCTGGGCTGGGCCGGAAGGTGGGCCGGGTGAAGGAGCGAGCGTGGACGCAGGTGTTTGGTATGACAAGGATGGCAATATCCATGTTAAGTTCTCTACCTGCGGCGTTATCCCCCATGTGGCGTTTGGTACCAATCTGGTCATCAACCCGAAGACCGTCGAGGATCTAGGCAAGCCAACAGCGGATGACAAGGCGTTCGCCAAGGGTTTGACTCAGGGATTGACGCTGGGTATTGCAGATAAGGCACCACCAGTGATCACGCATAGTGTTGCCACCCTTCACAAGGTTGCAGATGATCTTGGCAAGATTCTTTGATTGCGAATTAGGAGTTAGCAAATGCCGATAGATAAGCCAATGGATCCTATTTTTAATCAGGATGATTTTGAGATAGGTCCACAGGGATTCACGGCAGTTGAAAAGGATGTATCTCTGGATGAGCCCTCGCTCACGGAGATGGAAGACGGCGGGATGCTCATTGATTTCGATCCGGCGGGGCTTTCTGTAAACGGGGACAGTTCGTCGTTTGAGTCGAATCTTGCGGAACATATCGAAGATGGGGAATTGAATTCGATTGCTCTGGATCTCGTTTCCAAGTTTGATTCCGATAAGAGCAGTAGAGGTAACTGGGAACAGACGTACGAAGAGGGATTGGATTATCTGGGATTGGAAATCGAAGATCGCACGACACCATGGGCTGGAGCGTGTGGGGTGTTTCACCCCATGCTGTCTGAGGCGGTGGTTCGATTCCAGAGCCAGACTATCCAGGAGATTATTCCCGCACAGGGTCCGGTTAAGACCCAGATTTGGGGTAAGTTCAGTCCCGAAAGGGATAAGCAGGCCAAGAGGGTTCAGCAGTATCTGAATTATCAGCTTTTGGAGGTTATGACGGAGTATCGTTCCGAAACCGAGAAGCTACTGTTCAGCCTTCCGCTTGCGGGTTCGGCGTTCCGCAAGATCTATTTTGATCCGTCGCTCGGCAGACCCACCTCTATGTTTGTGCCTGCTGAGGATTTCGTGGTTGCTTTCAATGAGGCCGATCTGGAGCAGGCGGAGCGTTACACCCATGTGATGAATCGCAGTACGAATCAGATAAAAAAGCTTCAGGTCAGCAAGTTTTATCGCGATGTCGAACTAACGCCATCCAACGTTGAAACCAACGCAATTACCGATAAGTACATAGAAATCGGAGGCGTGAGGCCGTCGTGGGATAAGGACGAGCGGCATCAGCTTTTGGAGATGCACGTTGATCTGGATTTGCCTGGATTTGAAAGTCCCGACGGAATTGCGCTTCCTTATGTAGTTACAATCGACAAGGGCAATCACACTATTCTGTCGATCTATAGGAATTGGTCCGAGGATGATCCCCATAAGACCAAGAAACAGCACTTTGTACATTATGGATACGTGCCTGGGATAGGATTTTATAATCTCGGTTTGATCCATATGATCGGAGGGCTCGCAAAGTCAGCGACGAGTTTGCTGCGTCAGCTTGTTGATGCGGGAACCCTCTCCAATCTGCCTGGAGGGCTCAAGACTCGTGGGCTCAGGATCAAGGGCGACGACACGCCGATCATGCCGGGGGAATTCAGGGACGTTGATGTCCCTGGTGGTGTTATCAGGGATAACATCACCTTCCTTCCTTATAAGGAACCTTCTGGGGTTCTTTATCAGTTGTTGGGTAACATCGTGGAAGAAGGCCGACGCTTTGCGTCAATGGCGGATCTTAAGGTAGCGGATATGAATCAAGAGGCTCCCGTGGGGACGACTCTTGCGATTATGGAGCGGGCGATGAAGGTGCAGTCCGCAATCCAGGCGCGTATCCACGCGAGCCTCAGGCAAGAATATAAAATTCTGGCCACTATTGTTCGTGATTATACGGATCCGGCGTATCCGTATGAGACGGATGAGGGAGAGGATATCAAGGTAGAAGATTTTGATGATCGCATTGACGTTGTTCCCGTGTCGGATCCCAATGCGTCGAGCATGGCACAACGAATCATGCAGTATCAGGCTGCGTTGCAATTGGCAGCCCAGTCTCCCGATCTATATGATATGCCACTGCTGCACAGGCAGATGATGGAGCTTATCGGCATTCCTAATGCTGATAAAGTCGTTCCAGATAAGGACGATGTGCTTCCGAAGGATCCTGTCAGCGAGAATCAGGATATCCTTATCCTCAGTCCTGTTAAGGCGTTCGAATATCAGGATCACGACGCGCATATGCGTGTTCATATGGCGATTAAGAATGATCCTGATGTTGCCCAACAAGTACAGAACAGCCCGAACGGTCAGGCAGTCAGTGGTGCCATGGACGCCCATATTCGCGAACATCTGGCATTTATTTTCCGTAGACAGATCGAAGAGGAACTCGGTGTTCCGCTACCGCCAGCCAATGAGAAGCTGCCGGAAAATGTGGAGAGAAGGTTGAGTGTTCTGGTAGCCGATGCTGCCGATCAGATGCTGGGCAAGAAACAGCAGAAGGCTCAGGCGGAGCAGCAGGCTCAACAGCAGCAGGATCCAATCGTTCAACAGCGCGAACGCGAACTCGCCATTCAGGAACAAGAGGCACAGAGGAAGCAACAGGCAGATGTTGCCAAGCAGCAGCTTGAGGAACAGAAGCTCGCGGCCAGCCAGCAGCAGGATGCGGCGGAACTTGAGTTGGAGCGCCAGAAGCTGGAGAGCAAGGAGCGCACGGATGCTGCCGAGTTGGCACTTGACGAACAGGAGTTGATCGCAAAAACTCAGTCTGATCAACAAAAAATAGATATAGAGACGCAGTTGGAAGGATTTAAGCTTGGTCGCGATTTAGGTAAGGATTCGGACGAGGATCGCATAAAGAGTAAGGAGAAGAAGGGTGGCTGAGTCCGTCCTGTCTTTACTTAAAAAGAAAATTAGAGTTCAGATAGACGATCTCGCCGATCATCTGGCAATTGGTTCTGCAAAAGATATGGAAGAGTATCGTAAAGTATGTGGTATCATCGAAGGCTTGGCATGGGCAGAACGCGAGGTTATTGATATAGAGACAAAGCTCAGGGAGTCTTGACGATGGCGAAATCTATGAAGCCGGGTGGTGGTGGCAGATTTGCTAAATTAAAAAAAAGTCTAAAGGGTAAAGTCAAGAATCCGGCTGCGGTTGCTGCGACGATAGGTCGTAAGAAGTATGGTAAGAAGAAAATGGCAAAATTTTCAGCTAAGGGAAGGAAAAGTAAGAAATGACCGACATTAATCTTGCAGAACTTGCAATGGATAAGGATGTCGCACCCGAAATTGAAGAAAAGACAGAAGAACTCAATTTCGCATCTCAGTTGCCGGAGCCTAAGGGCTACAAATTGCTGATCGCACTGCCCGAAATTGGTGAAATGACCGATGGGGGCATCATAAGATCAGAGGATTCGCGGCATGAAGAGTCCATTGCGACCGTTGTGGGCTGGGTTATGAGTGTAGGGCCGGATGCTTACGCAAATTATGCCCGATTTCCTAGTGGACCGTATTGTCAGGTAGGAGATTGGGTCATTTTTCGAGCATTTAGCGGCACCAGAATCAAAATTCATGGCAAAGAATTCCGTTTAATCAATGATGATACTGTCGAAGCGGTCGTAGACGATCCCAGAGGAGTGGAAAGAGCATAATGGCTGACGAAATTAGTAGGATGAGCGAAGAAGATAAGTTTTTAGGCGTCAGAACTACCATTGATACCCCTGAATCGAAAGAATTGGACGTTGAGGTCGTAGATGACCGCCCGGAAGAGGATCAAAGGGCTTCTGCGGTCGAAACATCGCAAGATGATGGCACTGCAACCGACGAAGAGCTTGGACAACTAGGAAATCGTGCCCAAAAACGCATTAAAAAGCTGAAATGGGAGTATCATGAGGAGCGCAGGGCGAAAGAAGCTTCTGATAAGCTTGCAAACGAAGCTATTAGCTACACGCAGGGGCTACAAACCGAAAATCAGCGCCTTGTACAGCTTGTTCAGGATTCTCAGAAAGCTTTAACGGATCAGGCCAAGCACCGTGCTACTGCTGCGCTCACTGTTGCTGAAGAAGCCTTCAAACAAGCGCATGAATCCGGAGATGCAGGAGAAATCGCGAAAACGCAGAAGGATTTGACCAACGCGCAGCTTGCTCAAGCCTATGCACCGTCCGTTTCGCAGAAAATTATTGATAATTGGAAGCGTAACGTGCTTGCCCAGGATCAAGCGTTGGCAGATCAGGCTTCTCAGCAATATGTACCGGAGCCAATCCCTGAGCCTGATGCCAGGGCTGTGTCTTGGCAGGAATCGAATCCATGGTTCGGTCAGGACAGAGAAATGACAAGCTTTGCGTATGGTGTACATGAGAAATTAGTAGGAGAAGATGGTGTTGACCCAGATACTGATGAGTATTATAAATTGATAGATAATCGTATGAAAGAAGTTTTTCCTACGCACTTCGGTAGCGACCTGACGCAACCAAATAACGCCGTCGTCGTTGATACCGCATCTCGCCGCAAGGCGAATCCCGTGGTTGCACCAGCATCTAGAAACAATGGTGCACCATCGCACAAAGTTACGCTAACGCACACCCAGGTTAAACTCGCGGAACGCCTGGGCATAACGCCACAGCAGTATGCGGCACAGCTATTGAAGGAGATGGCCTAATGGCTGAACAACGCGCTCCCAGGAAGCCCAGGAAGACAGAGACTCGTGAAAACGAGGCTCGCAATATTTCATGGGAACCTGCATCGGTTCTTCCGGATCCCGATCCCCAAGATGGTTGGGTCTTCAGGTGGATACGAACATCTATGGTTGGCAGCCCTGACAACACGAATGTTTCCAAGAAATTTCGTGAAGGATGGGAGCCCGTCAAAGCTGAAGATCATCCAGAACTCCAGATTATGAGCGATCATAAATCGGAATGGGGAGAGAGAGGGGGAATCGAACTTGGTGGGCTATTGCTCTGCAAACAATCTGAGGAAAGCGTGGGCAAGAGGCGTGAGTATTACGAGCAACACGCTGCCTCACAGATGCAAGCCGTCGATAATAGTTATATGCGGGAAAGCGATCCTCGAATGCCCGTTCTCCCGCCTGATCGAAAAACTCGTGTGACCTTTGGTAGTAGTAAGGGCTAGGGTCACCTCACCAGTAATGTAGGAAGGAATATCATGGCTACTACGGCAACACCGTACGGGGCCAGGCCGATTGGAACTCTAAGTTCCTCTGGTTCGTTTACAAGCAAAACTAGAAATCTTCCGATTATCACCACCTATGGTACTCAGATTTCAAATGGTGATTTCGTGAAGGTCGCGGCTGATGGTACCATTGCGAAGGATACTGGTACTACCGCTCTGACCGCAGTCGGGATTTTCTTGGGTTGCTCGTATACGGATCCTACGACCAACCAGAAGACATTTTCAAATTATTGGCCTGCATCTAATGCGGCCACTGATGCGATGGCGTATGTGCTGGACGATCCTTTTGTAGTATTTCAAATGCAGTCTGACGAAGCACTAAACACTACGGATCGCGGTCTTAATGCGTCCGTGGTTGTCACGGCTGGCAATACTACTTTCGGTAAGTCCAAGAACGCGCTTGATGGCAGCACCCCTGCTACAACGAATACGCTGCCTCTTCGTATTATTGATTTTGTCGATGGCCCAACTAGCTTGCCACCGAAAGGCACTACGGCAAGTGATGCATATCCAGATGTGATCGTGAAGTTTAACGCTGCTTCTAGCGGGTCAGCTTCTAATCATTCCTATCTTAACGCCACTGGCGTATAGGAGAACTGACCAATGGCTATTTCACGCGCACAACTTCTCAAAGAATTGCTTCCTGGGCTGAACGCGCTCTTTGGAATGGAGTATGCACGTTATGATGACGAGCATACCGAAATCTATGAGACGGAAAGCTCGGATCGTTCTTTTGAGGAAGAAGTGAAGCTTTCGGGCTTCGACGCGGCACCCGTGAAGGATGAGGGTGATGCGATTTCGTATGACGCCGCACAAGAGTCGTTCGTGGCGCGGTACAACCACGAAACAGTCGCCATGGGTTTTGCCATTACGGAAGAGGCCATGGAAGACAATCTTTACGACTCACTGTCGGCTCGCTATACCAAGTCCCTGGCTCGCGCCATGGCTCACACCAAACAGGTGAAAGCTGTATTCCCGCTTAACAACGGGTTCACCAACGCTTATCAGAGCGGTGACGGTGTGAATCTGTTTACGGCATCCAGTGATGGTGTAACTGGTGGTGATGGTCACCCACTCGTTTCGGGTGGTAAGAACTCTAACCGTCCAGCTACCGCCGCTGACCTCAATGAGACTTCTCTTGAGGCTGCCGTGATCCAGATTGGTAAATGGACGGATGAGCGTGGTCTATTGATCGCTGCTCGTCCGAAGACGCTCGTCATCCCGCCCGATTTGCAGTTCGTGGCGACACGGGTGATGCAGTCTGAGCTTCGTCCCGCGACTGCCGATAACGACATCAACGCCCTGCGTTCGATGAATGTTATTTCGGGAGGTACGGTCGTGAACCACTATCTAACTGATACGGATGCGTGGTTCCTTCTGACAGATATTCCAGACGGGATGAAGCATTTCAAGCGTGTTGCCCTTGAGACAAGCATGGACGGTGATTTCGATACCGGAAATGTTCGCTACAAGGCTCGCGAGCGGTACAGCTTTGGTGTCTCCGATCCGCTAGGGATCTGGGGATCACCCGGAGCGTAGGATAGATAGAGGGTGGAGGCGATTCGCATACTTTCGCGTGGCTACTAGCTGGCTCGTGATTGGTCGCCTCCGCCCCTTATCTTATTCTGGGACACATAGTCCCGAAGACTGGCCCAGCAGACGTTACGACGACTTCGGGACGAATCCTTTCGTAAAAAGGTAAAATCATGGCTAACACAACTTTTTCGGGTGCAGTCAGATCCGAAGATGGATTCGATGTAGTATCGAAAAGTTCGACAACTGGTGCATTCACAACGGAATTCAGCCTAGACGGATCGGGATTGCAGGTTACTCCCATTACGTTGGATGATGCAAATAATACCCTGACCGCCACTGCTAATGGTGGTAGGATCAATGTTGTTCCGGCAATTGGTGGAAACCGGACGATCACTCTTCCGTCGCCTACGGCGGGAGTGTGGTTCAAGTTCATTTATGGTGGTGCGGCAGAAGAGACTGAAAATGTCGCCTTTGATACGGGTTCCGATACCAATTTCTACATCGGTGGTATCATTCATTTGGATTCCAACGCAGATAATGTTTCTGTGTATGCTGACGGTAATTCAAATTCTATATTGACTCTTACGGATTTTGGTTTGTTTGAAATCAATATTCTGGCTAAGGATTCAACGAATTGGATTATCTGGGGTCATCAGGAAGGTGCAGATGTACCTGCATTTTCCGATCAGTAGGAGATGATTTGTTAAATTGAGATAAGACCACCCATCTACGGGTGGGTGGTCGTATCTCCTATTGCGAGCGGGGCTAGGAGTCCTGTCCTCGCGGGGAGAATCAGATGGCTGACGCAGTAACATCTCAAACGATCCAAGACGGCGACCGTACCGCCGTTATGAAATTCACCAATATCTCTGATGGTAGTGGTGAATCCGCAGTTACGAAGGTCGATGTATCCGCCCTCCAAGCCGAATCCGGCACCGGAAGAGCCTGCGACGGAGTAACAATCCAGCAGATGTGGTATGACTGTTCCGGTATGACCGTAGACATTCTTTGGGACGCCAGCACTGATGTTATCTGCTGGACGCTCAGTGGCTACGGTTTTTATGATTTTCGGCAGGCTGGCCCACTTATAAACAATGCATCTAGCCCAACCGGGGATGTAAATTTTACCACTACAGGCCATTCAAGTGGTGATCGTTATACCATTATGATGGCGATGAGGAAGAGTTACTAATGGCTGAAGACTCGAAAAACCCGACCGCAAAAGTTCCAACGTATAACGAGATTGCGGAAAAGAAAGCGGAAGAAGATCATTTCTGGGGCTACACCAGCAGGATTGCCGAAAATTATCCTGATCACGCAGATGAGCGTGGATATACGAGTCGTATCGCCAAGAAGTATCCGAACTGGAAGGCATTTTAATTATGCCAGCAGATGAGGTTATGTCCAAATTTAAGGCAGGCATCCTCAAGTCGGGTTCCGGCGATAAGGTTACAAACAGAGAGCAGGCCAAAGCTATTGCTGCGAGTTATGCTGCTGGTGGGCAAATTAGTGGAGGTATGCTCAAAAAAGTGGTGGCTAAAAATACGAATCTCGCCGATCTGTCTCATATGAGAGCTAAGGGGATGGTCGGTAACGGATCCAAAACACCAAAGTTGGCAGGAGGTGGAGTTGTTTCCTATAAGGAATCCGTACGTGAAAAGTTTGGGTGTCCCGAACCGGATTCAAACTGATGGCTACATCTGGAACTGCTACATTCAATCTTGAAGTTTCGGAGGTTGTAGAAGAGGCGTTTGAGCGATGTGGGCTTCAGTCGAAGACGGGCTATGATATGGATACGGCTCGTCGGTCGTTGAATTTGTTATCTCTTGAGTGGGCAAATCGTGGTCTTAATTTTTGGACCGTAGAACAGGGGACTGCCACCGCATCGGATAGTACCTCCACGATTACATTGCCAGCAGATACTGTAGATTTGATTCAGCATTGGATCCGCGATGGATCTGGTACTACGCAGAGTGATTTGCCGCTGTCGCGATTTAGCGTATCTCAGTATTCCACAATTCCGAATAAGCTCACCGAAGGGCGTCCCGTAAACTTGTATATCGACAAGCAACGTGCTGCTCCGGTTGTGTACCTATGGCCCACCCCCAACAAAGATTACACGTTCGTCTATCAGCGTATTCGACGTATTGAGGATACGGGTGTCGTAGGATCAAATGATCCTGACGTTCCTGCCCGTTTCCTCCCGGCACTCGTGTCCGGTCTCGCCTTTATGATATCACAGAAGTATCCCGAAGCGTTCGTGCGGTCACCGGAACTCAAAGCTGAATATGAGTTTCAGTGGGATTTGGCCCAACAAGAGGATCGTGATCGTGCTTCGGTACATTTTGTGCCTGGGGGCTATAGCTGATGGCCAAGTTTGCTAAAGGCAAATATGCGTTTGGATTTTGCGACCGTACCGGATTTCGCTACAAGCTCAAGGATTTGGTTCCACAAATTAAAGCTGGTCGCATGACGGGTCTGATGGTGGGAAGGGACATGCTGGACAAAGATCAACCGCAGAATTTTCTTGGTAGGCTTGGCGATTATGCTGATCCACAGGCCATTAGAGATCCACGTCCTGATTTATCCCAGGATGCTAGTAGAAGACTTTCGGCATTCGATCCCGTAGGAAACGGGGATGCGGATGGATCGGGTAATATTTTGGCACATGGGCGGGTGGGTACCGTGAAGGTGACTACATGACCTACGCTGAATTGACTGCGGCTATCAAAGATTATTGCGACAATACAGAAACAAATTTTGTAGCTGCTATTGATACATTTATTAAACAAGCCGAACAGCGTATTTATCGTTCGGTTAATCTGCCTGTAAATCGTAAAAATGTTGCTGGTACGATTACCGATGGTAATCAATATCTGGCGATGCCTACCGACTTTTTGTTTCCACTGTCATTGGCGATTACAAGTTCCAGTAACCAAATATTTTTATTGAATAAGGATGCAAACTTTATCAGATCGACGTATCCCAATGCGTCCACGGAAGGGGTGCCAAAGTATTATGGCATATTTGCCAGTGATACGTTCATTGTAGGGCCTACGCCTAACGCCGATTTCGTCACGGAGCTTCACTATTATTATCAGCCAGCTTCAATCGTTACTACGAGCCCGTCTTGGTTGGGCACCAATGCCGATACGGTTTTGCTCTATGGCTGTTTGGTTGAGGCGTATACCTACATGAAGGGTGATGCAGATATGATGCAGCTATACCAACAGAGATACCAGGAAGCGTTGGGGTTCTTGAAACTACAGGCTGAGGGACGAATGACTGGCGATGAATATAGGGATGGCACCATAAGGGTATCGCCCCAGATGGTGGCAGCCGAATGATCAACGGAGAGATTGGGGACGTTACGGTAACTACTACGAAGAATTGTCATTTGCCACCTGAACATTGGGCGCAACGTGCTACTGATCGAATTATTAGTGTAGGGGAGAGCACACTTCCTGCTATTGCGGAACAAGCGTTGGCATTTAAGGCTCAGGTGTATCACACTGTTAATTTTTATATTAAAGAAGCGATCAAGGAAGATCGTTCCAAGGTGGTCATGTTATTGCGGTTAGCTGACCAACATGATTTAGCCAACTCCGTGGAGAAGTTGTAATGGCTATTACTCAGGCGATGTGTACGTCTTTCAAGAAGGAATTGCTGGAGGCGAAGCATAATTTCCTCAATTCCGGTGGTAATACATTCAAGATTGCGCTCTATACTAGTAGTGCGACCATGAGTGCTTCTACCACAGCGTATTCCACAAGCAACGAAATCAGTGGCACGAATTACACTGCCAAGGGCAACACGCTTACGCGGGTAGACCCTTCCAGCAGTGGAACCACTGCCCTTACCGATTTTGCTGATACTTCGTGGTCTACGGCGACGTTTACTGCTAGGGGTGCTTTGATCTTCAACGAAGATACCACTGGTGATACTTCGGTTCTCGTTCTGGATTTCGGCGCAGATAAAACTGCCACCGCTGGTACGTTTACTATCGCTTTTCCTGCGGCAGACGCGAGTAACGCGATTATTCGTATAGCGTAGTATGGCAAATGTAACTGGCTGGGGCCGATCTACTTGGGGCTCCGGTACTTGGGGTGAGCCAGTACCCGTTGAAGTAACGGGTATAGCGGCAACTGGTGGTGTTGGAAGCGTTACGGTAACGGGCGATGCTAATGTTACCGAAACGGGATTGGCGGCTACCGGATCGGTAGGATCGGTCACGATAACCGTAGATGCAAGTGTTTCCGCCACTGGTTTGGCGGCAACGGGAGCAGTAGGAAGCGTCACCGTAACAGGTACGGCTAGTGTTACGGCGACGGGCAGTGCTGGAACGGCTGCGGTTGGCTCAGTAACAGTAACAGGTGACGCGAATCTCACAGTCACGGGAGTGGCGGGGACAAGCGCACTTGGTTCGGTAACGGTAACGGCTGATGCAAATGTTACCCTGACCGGAATTGCTGCAACTGGTGGGTTGGGTTCGGTAACGGTGACAGGAGATGCAAGTGTCACTGTTACGGGGCTGGCGGGAACGAGTGCGGTAGGAAGCGTTACGACGAGCGTTAGTCAGAATATCGACGTAACGGGTGTGGTAGGAACAACGGGAATAACTGGGGTCAATGTATGGAGCATCATAGATGATTCTCAGACGCCAGATTGGGGAGCGATAGATGATTCACAGACACCGGGCTGGTCAGAGGTATCAGATTCACAAACACCAGACTGGGCTGCCGTAGATGATGCACAGACACCGGGTTGGTCTGGGGTATCCGATTCGCAGACGCCTGATTGGGAAGTTGTGCCCTCATAAGACGTTAGGAATAAAAAATGGCAACATACGTCAATAATTTGAGACTGAAGGAAATTGCTACAGGTGCCGAATCAGGTACTTGGGGCACCTCTACCAACACGAACCTAGAGCTTATAGCGGATGCTTTCGGTTCTGGCACCGAAGCCATCACGACCAACGCCGATACGCATACTACTACTATAGCGGACGGTTCGGCTGACGAAGGCCGTGCCATATATATGAAGTATACGGGTACACTGGATTCGGCGTGTACCATCACTTTGGCACCAAATACCATCAACAAGTTCTGGATCATTGAGAACGCAACAAGCGGCTCTCAAAACATCATTATCAGTCAGGGTTCCGGGGCCAACATTACAATCGGTAATGGCAATGTTTCGGCAATCTTCACCGATGGTGCCGGATCTGGGGCGGCTGTCCTTGATGCGCTCGCTGATCTGGAGTTGAGTGCCACACTCACTGTAGCGGGTAACGTAGACTTTAACGGCAATTTAGATGTAGACGGCACCACCAACCTAGATGCAGTAGACATTGATGGCGCGGTACAGGTTGATTCAACAATTACGGTTGGTGCTGACGATACTGGGTACGATGTCAAATTCTTTGGTGATACAGCCAGTGCTTACATGCTATGGGATACGTCTGCCGATGACTTGGTATTAGCAGGTGCGGCAGGAATTGACCTAGCAGGCGACCTAGACGTAGATGGCACTACGAACTTAGACGCAGTTGATATTGACGGCGCAGTACAGATTGATTCAACGGTTACGGTTGGTGTCGATGATACTGGATATGATGTCAAATTATTTGGGGCCACCGCCAGTGCTTATATGCTTTGGGACGCATCTGCTGACGACTTAGTTTTAGCGGGAGCCGCAGGAATTGACTTAGCAGGGGACTTGGACGTAGACGGTACTACGAACTTGGACGCCGTTGACATTGACGGCGCAGTGCAAATTGATGCAGGAGTTACGGTTGGCGTTGATGACACCGGATATGATGTCAAATTTTTCGGAGCTACCGCTAGTGCCTATATGCTCTGGGACGCATCTGCCGATGATCTAGTTCTAGCAGGTGCTGCGGGAATCGACTTAGCGGGCGACCTAGATGTAGACGGAACTACCAATTTAGATGTGGTAGATATTGACGGTGCTGTGGACATGGCTAGTACGCTCACATTGGGCAGTACACTTACCGTAAATGCTGGTGCAGTATTCAATGAAGCTTCTGCCGATGTAGACTTTAGAGTAGAGAGCAATGGCAATGCCAATATGCTCTTTGTCGATGGTGGTAATAATAAGGTTGGGCTGGGAACCGCAACTCCGAATACGATCCTTACCTTATACGGATCCACTGCCACTGGTGGTATCTACATCAACAGTGGATCAGACGAAGATCACACCATCATTGATATGTCTGGTCAGTCGAATGGTGGCAAGCTGATTTGGGACCACAGCCAACTCGCTTTCAGCGTGAACAAACAGGTTTTTATTAACGGTACGGCGGACCAAATTCAGCTTCTCGTACAAGGACATTCGACGCAGAACGAAGAGCTAGTGGTCTTCGAGACATCTGACGGGGCCAACAAATTAGAGTTCACTAATGCGGGAAATCTGGAACTCAAGGCTGGCACTTTCCAGATGTCGAATAATGTAGCGATCAAGATGAAGGAGTCGGGGGGTACGGCGAGGGATATACTCACATTAAATAGCTCTAATATCATATTATTAGGAAATGACAGCTTAGCTACCAAGGTGACTGCTGATCTCACTGTTGCTGGCGAGATCGTTGTCTCAGGTACCGGACCCCATGTGATAGGTGGGTCCACTCACGGAGCTTACCGCCTCAGACTTCTGGGAGCGTTTACCAGCGACGGATCAGACTCAGTAGCAATAGGCACCTTCTTCGGCGGCACGATCACCGGAGCGGTGGGAGATACGGACTATCTATCTGGAACATTCTTCGATAACGCTATCACCACCCAAGGGACTAATACCAATATCACCGTCGTATCTCAGGTCAGGATTGCTGAACCCAATATCACAAACAACTTGGCTAGTAGCGGGAAGCCTGACATTGCGACCTCACTTTACATCCATGCCGCACCCACTGAGGGCGACAGCAATGCTTCGCTTTGGGTACAAGCTGGCGCGACCCATCTAGGCGGTACGGCAAAGGTCTATGTAGACAACAGCAGTGCTTCGACAGCAGAAACCCAGTTACTGATTGAACAAGATGGTACAGGTGATGCCGTATTGGGCTGGACGCTTACTGGGGCGACTACGTGGCAAGCGTATGTTGATAATTCAGACAGCGACAAATGGAAGTTGCGCCGATCCACAACGGACTGGCTGACGGTGACCGAGGTAGGTCTGGTTACCCTAGCTGGCAACCTCTGTGTGGGGACCGCCAGCGATACGAGTGGAATTGCCCTGAAGAAGGATGGCGGCACGGGTTCGGTGGGATTGGATCTACACAACTCCGGCACGAATGCAGCCGACGATGTGCAGATCAATTTTGAGACTGAGGGGCAAATTGAGTGGGCTTGTGGTATCGACCGCACCACGGGCGACTGGGTTCTAGGACGCAACGGCACTCTCGGATCCAATGTCGGACTCACGCTCAGTAATGCTTCTACGCCAGATGTGACCATCGCTGGCGATCTTGCTGTCGGGACAACCCTGAGGTCAGATCTCCATAGTGCATGGTCGCATATTTTCTTAGGGGAGAAAGGCTCCCTTTACTCCGACAACGATACTGGTGCTGGTGGCATCGACGGAATGTTCCTCACCGACAATCTCTACCTAGATTCCGATACTGGAGCTTTCGCCTACATCGAAACCAATCAAGCCAGCTATATAAAACAGGAAGCTGGCGTGTTGACCTTTGCGAATGCCGCTTCGGGTACGGGGGGCGCGGCGGCGACACTGACTACCCAATTTACGGTAGATGCGTCTGGTAATGTCGCAGTCAAATCGGGAAAGTCTCTGTTCTTAGACGGGGGTACCCATACGTATTTGGAAGAGTACGAAGATAATAAGATAGAGATTGTGGCGAATGGTGTGCGCCAAATAAACATCATGGTGGATGAGACCATCTTCACACAGGCGGCCACTTTTCAGGGGTCTGTGTCGAAGGCATCAGGATCTTTCAAGATCGACCATCCATTACCGGACAAAAAAGACACCCACCATCTCGTTCACAGCTTCCATGAGGGTCCAAGAGCGGATCTCTGGTATCGTGGCGAGATTGCACTTTCTAGTGGTTCCGCGACCGTGGATCTGGATGAGGCTGCTGGCATGAGCGCGGGGACTTGGGATCTACTCTGCCGTGACCCACAGGTGTGGATTCAGAACGATTCGGGATGGGATGCAGTCAGGGGTTCGGTTAGTGGCAGTACGCTCACCATAGAATGTTCTGAGGCGAGTTCCAGCGACACCGTAAGCTGGATGGTTGTAGCTGAACGGTGTGATCAGCATATGATAGATACCAAGTGGACTGATAGCGAAGGTCGTGTGATTGTCGAGCCTGAGAAACCTTCCGAATAACAAGCTAAGAAAGGGATATATGGCGTGGGGAGAGAAGGATTATCAAACGTGGATCAGTCATTTTTTAATTGCAGGTGTTCTGACGTTCGCATTCAGTTTTGTGTTGCCTGTTGAGGTATCTGGTGCGCTGGCCGTATGGGGATATGCTTTTCGTGAGTGCGAGCAGCAGATAAAGAAGCTGCTGAAGAAAAGGTCCATTAACGTACTTGATGCCGTTCTTGATGTGGTTGCACCTGCCGTGGCGGCTGCGGCGGTATGGTTGTTGTTGCGCTAATACATTGTGACACAGGCGTGGTATCATGCCAGCACGACTAAATGACAGCAGCGAGGTTACGATACCTGTGCGTAACTTGATCGCTTTGATTGCTGCTACAGCAGTTGCGGTTATGGGATATTTCAGGGTTGGCGAAAGGCTTAGTGTGCTGGAACGAGACGCGGAATTATCTAATATCCAGATTGAAGCGAACAGCGAATTTCGCGTTCTCTGGCCGCGTGGTGAGTTGGGCAGTTTGCCGGATGATGCGGAGCAAAATATGAGATTAGATTTTATTGATATGGAGTTAAGTGAAATTCGCAGAGATCTTGAAGAAGATGGAAGCTGATATCGCTACGCTCATTTCTCTGCTGGCTGCGCCACTTGCTGCTGGTGCCGCATACGGAGGAGTTAAGGTCGGCATGAATGGTATGCGACAGTCGATGATCCAAATTGAGAAAATCGTTAATAGATTAGACAACAAGGTGGATTCACATGGGGAACGTCTCGCGGCAGTTGAAACGGAAACAGAAAACCTCAAAGAAAGGGTCACCGATGCTAAAAAGCGGGGAAGTTAAGGGCATTTCTGAAGATACGTCCACAGAAAATAAGCCGAACGGTCTATCCACTAAAGATATTTATTTTTCTCCAGAGCAGGCTGATTTAGCTAAAGACTTACTTCAGACCGTGAATCAAACTCGCCATATACACATTGAGGCTCAGTCTAAATGGGAGGCCTTTCTTATAGGTATAGGGATGTGTGTTGGAGATGAGATTGTTGGGGGCAACTTAGACAGTGATAATCCGAATGAGCGTTGCTTAACGATCAAAACAAGCAACGGTATCGCTAGGGAATAACAGTTATGCCCTTTACTAAAATTGCACCCCAAGCTGGGCTTTTTACGGATGGTACTAGGTATTCTGCACAGGGTACTTGGTATGATTCTGATAAAGTGCGATTTCGTAAGGGATTCGCTGAAAAGATCGGTGGTTGGGCCAAGTATGTTCTGAGTACCTATCTGGGAACTGCCAGAAAGCTTCACGATTGGGTTACCGATTCTGGCGACAAGTATGTCGGAGTCGGAACCAACCTGAAGTTGTATATAAATCTTGGCGATAACTACTACGATATTACTCCTACTCGCACCACACTCACCCTTGCTACGGACAAGATCACGGCTGTCGATGGAACTGCTGTTGTTACCATCGAAACAGCCACTGATCACGGAGCAGTGAAGGGTGATTATGTAACTATCGCGGGTGCCACTGCCACGGCTGGTATCGGTACAGGCGCACTCAATACGGAACATCGTATTGTAGCACTTGGCGATACTAGTGATGCCAATCCCGATACGAAGTTCCGGGTTGTATGCTCCACGAAAGCAACGTCGAGCGCGAGCGGTGGCGGAAGCAGTGTAACCGCTGCGTTTCAGATCAATACTGGACTCAATGACTATGTATCGGCATCCGGTTTTGGTGCAGATCCTTGGGGATCTGGTGGTTGGGGATCTGGGGCTGGCTTAGGCCAATCCAATCAGTTGCGTTTGTGGTCGGTAGCAAATTTCGGTGATGATATGCTCGCCAATGTTCGGCAGGGCAATATCTATTACTGGGATGCGAGCGTGGGCACGGCAACCGCTGCCGTAGCACTCAGCGACATAACACGTCGTACAGTGACCCTTTCAAATGATCCGGTAACGGTTACCAGTGGTGGCACTATTGTCACGATCATCGACAAAGCTGGTCATGGAGCGACTGCCGGGGATACGGTCACGATATCTGGGGTGAGCGGTGCTTTGGGCGGCATAAGTGCGGCGAGGCTGAATGTAGAGATGACGGTGGCTTCCGTTACAAACAAAGCCACGTTTACGGCAGATATTGGTGGTGCAGATGCCAGCGGTACAGCAACAGGTGGCGGCTCTGCCGTAGTTGCGGTCTATAAGGCCGGAACCTACTACACGCCTACAGCCGCTCATCAAGTGATGATGTCAGATGTTGCCCGTCATGTCATTGCGTTCGGTTGTAATGAAATTGGAGCGACTACGATCAATCCATTGCTCGTTAGATGGTCTAGTTCAGAGACGGCAGGAGTATGGCAACCATTATCTACCAACAGTGCTGGTGGTCAGGAGTTAGCGGCCTGTTCGGAGATTGTGGGTGCAATGATGACGCGCCAAGAAATCCTGATATGGACTGATTGTGGTATCGTGAGCATGAGATACATCGGCAGCCCCTTCTATTTCTCGTTTACAGAGACAGCCAAGGGTATGTCGATGGTGTCGCCTAATGCGGCGGTAAACGCAGGCGGTACAGTCTATTTCATGGATCGCGGTGCGTTCTACACCTATACCGGGACGGCACAGAGGCTTACTTGTCCCGTACTGGGCACCGTGTTCGATGATTTTGACGATAGCCAAGCCTATAAGGTGGTTGCTGGATCGAATACAGACTTCTCTGAAGTCATATGGTTCTATCCATCTGAGTCTGGTGACGGCGAAATCGACAAGTACATCATCTTCAACTATGCCGAAAACATCTGGTATACCGGAACGATGGTGCGTGGCTCATGGAGCCATGCGGGCACTAAATCCTATCCGCTCGCTTCTTCGATACGGGAAAGGGATCTAGGCGATACTCCTCTAGTGACAAGCAGTAGTTCTGGCACAGTCACGATTACGGATGCGGGTCACGGACTTAAAGTGGATGACGAGATTATTTTGCAGAGTGTGTCTACAGTTGGTGGCCTTTCAACTGTGGTGCTGAATAACCAGCATACCGTCGCATCTATCACGGATGCGAATACCTACACAATTACTTTGGCTGATCTTGCTACATCCTCCGCTACGGGCGGTGGAAATACAGTGAAGGGTATATATCCAAACCTGTTGTACAGTCACGAAAGCGGCCATGACGATGATGGATCAGCGATGACGGCCTATATCGAAACGGGCGACATTGAGCTTGGTGATGGTTATCAATTCTGGTCACTGAATAGAATTATACCAGACATTCAATTTAGGGATGGCGACTCAGGTGATGAAGTAACGATCAGCTTGAATGGACATAACTATCCCGCACAGGCACAATCTGAGATAGCGAGTGCCGCGATCACGCCCTCCACGGATCAATCGTCTATTCGTGGTAGGGCACGGCAGGTGTCAATGAAAGTGCAGAGTACAGGTGCCGGATACGGTTGGCGTGTTGGTCAGGTAAGGCTCGACGGTAGAACGGATGGCAGACGATGAGCCTCAAGGTCTATCGTCCACTCAACCGCGCACCAGAGCAATATCAGGAATACGATGAGAGTATGTCCCGCAGAACCATTGAACAAAACTTCGAAGATGTTAGCAGTGACATCCATGCCGTGAAGGTACAGGCTGATAGCGACAGTTCTCTGTCGCTTCGTAAATATCAATTTTTATTGCTTGGTGCTAGTAATGGCTGATACCTTAAAGGTACTGGGGCAATCAGCACCGTCAGCGACAACGAATACCGATCTGTACACGGTACCGGACGCTACTGTAACGACGGTCAGTTCTATTGCCGCCTGCAACCGCTCTGGCGGGGCACTCACCTTCAGGGTGGCTGTCCGTCCGTCGGGCGCAACCGTAGCAAACGAACATTACATTTACTACGGGAAATCGGTTGCCGCTAACGATACGGTATTCATCATCGTTGGCATAACCCTAAGCGAAGATGATGTTGTCACTATTTACGCGAGTTCAGGCGATATGTCGTTCAGTATCTTCGGCGTAGAGACTAGTTAAATGGCATTCGGCGGATTTCGGTCTAGGGGTATAGGTGGGTTGCGCGGACGATTTCAGCGACCACAGCCAATACAGCAGGCTCCGATGGCAAGCCCCGGTGGATGGAATAATCCTATGGGTCGGTCCACTTTCATCAATGGCCGAGAAGTTATGCCGGGTTTGGCACCCTCTCCACCTCCACAGCAGCTTCAGCAGGCGGGGATGCAGGGGGTATACGGAGGTCCACTTCTCCCATCCGTCGATACAAGACCTGCTTGGCAAAAAGCGGAACAGCAAGCACAGTCACAACAGATAAGGGCGTTTCAAGCACAGAATCCGGGTCAGCAGTTCGATCAAGATGTACCAGCACCAGTGCTACGCCCGCGCCCATATGGTGGTGGGCCGGGATTTGCCAAACCATTGCCAACCCCTCCATCTGCCGTAGGTGGTGGTGAGCGTGTAGGTGGTGGACCTCCAACGAGTTGGAAAATGAGTATTGAACCTATGGCTCATGGTGGCTTGATTCCGGGTTATCAGGATGGCGGTTATGTGCCGATGGTGTTGGTTAATGGTGGCTATATCCCCGCCTATGGTTTCGGCGGCTGGCTGAAGAAAGCAGCAAAGGGGTTGTGGAAGGGCGCTAAGACAATTGCGCCTATGGCGCTTGGAGCAATTAATCCTGCGCTTGGTGCAGGTGTCGGTGCATTAATAAGTGGTATTGAGAATAAGAGCTTGAAGTCCGCTCTGTTGGGCGGCATGAAAGGTTATCTGGGCGGCAAGGCTTTAAGTTCGGGCTTAAAGGCTGCTTCAGGTAATCTTCTTGGTAAAACGGCAGAAGAAATAGCCGAGCAAAAACTGACGGGAACCCTGAGGGGTGGGCTTGGATCGCTGATCAGGGGCAAGGGATTGGGTGAATTTGGTGGTGCGGCACTTAATTATTTGTCGGATCCCAAAAAGGTGGCGTTGCTTTATCCGGCGATGGCACAACTTGAAGAAGCGCAATATAAAGGAAGTCCTGAAAGCCAGATGCCGAGTGCTTATACTGCTGAAGCCCAAGCTGTTATGCCACAATCCGCTACTCCTGGATACGTCGCGCCAGCACAGGGCTATGCCACAGTCGGGGCAGCAGAGGGTGGATTGATTTCACTTCCACTTCCAGGGTATAGAAGAGGTGGCCGTGCTGGGCGGAAAAAGAGGAAAAAGGCGGGAAGAAGGGGGAGAAAGCAGCAGCCGCAGCGAAGGGCTGCTCCCGCTGCTCAGAAATATGGGAGAAAGCAGTTACGGCAAAGACCTGCTATGCCGCGACGGGAGTTTGAAGGTTTTGAGGGTGAGGAAGATTTTATGCAGCCAGCGGTAATGCCGCCGCGCCTACCACGCCCGACATTACTACCACCCCCTCCACCTGCCGCACTTTTACCTCCGCCACCTCCGGTAGCACCTCCGGTAGCACCTCCGGTAGCTAGTCCTGCTGTTCAGCCAGTTGGCCAGCAGTTACAAGAGTCGGGGCTGATTCCACTAACGCCTCCGCTTCCGCCTCCACCACCACCTCCGCCAGAGCAAGCTGCGGCAGCACCTCTACCACCCATGACTCCGCCACCCCCACCACCTTCTATGCCAGAGACGATGGCAACTATGCCTCCGTTTATTGGCGGGGATGAAGGGGACGAAGAGGATCGGCGGTTAGAGGAGCGAAGAGCTATCTTGGAGGCACGGGCGGCACAACGAGAGATAATTGAAGATGAGTTTATAGGGGATCCGGAGGTTGATGAGGACTTGTTTGCTGTGGCACCACCTCCGCCGCCTCCTACAGCTACGGTGCCACCATCTGTTCCGGTACCATTCCCTCCGCCTCCTACGACTACGGCATCACCATCTGTTCCGGCACTAACGGATCCTCTTGGAAATATAGGACGTGGCCCGACGAGCGGTGGTGGATATCATGGAGATGAGTACGATGATTTTCTTGATGCATTGCCACGTACTAGGAGTTATGTAGGGAGACGTTATCAGCAAGGGCCCTCGACAGGTACTGGGTTTGGTTCAGAGGGGTATGGTGATGAGGGTTTTGAGGAAGAAGAGTTTGAGCGGGAAGAAAACTTAGCTAGAGATGCTGCTAGGCGGCAGGCTGCTGCCGCAGATGCCGAGCGACTGGAACGACTTCAAGCCGATAAGGATGCAAGGGCCGCACAAGCTGCTGCTGCGAAGACAGCGAAGGATGCTGCTGCACAGGCTGCGAAGGATGCTGCAGCACAAAATGCTGCCGCGAAGGCTGCGGCGGATAAAAAGGCTGCTGCTGATGCGAAAGCTGCGGCGGATGCAAAGGCTGCTGCTGATGCTGCACGAGAAGCTGCTCCCTATCGTGCTGGGTTAATGGCTGAAACCGCGGCGGCAACGGGAGCCGCTCCGATCACTGGGTATGATCCGTTTAATATGCCCACAGCCAGTCAACCTTCTGCATTTGATCCTGCTTATGGTGGGCTAATGAGCAGGCTTGGTGGACAGCAGGAACTAGGCGCAGGCCCGGCCCCTGGCGGTGGATTTGGAGGTGCGCCTGTTACACCGCCTCCGCCGGATCCGCCGCCTGTGACACCATTGCCGCCGCCTCCTGTGATACCTCCGCCATCGGCACCGACATTCGCATATGGTGGCCCAGTTGATCCTTCTATGATACCCGCAGAATCCAATGAAGAAATTCCTGTAGAAATAATACAGGTTGCCACGGCAGCTATAAACGGCGAGATGCCCGCTGCTCAAGCATCACAGATTCTTGTCGAAATTCAAAAATTATTTCCTGGATTAGTTGAGGAGATAACTAATCAAGTACGAGTTCAGAAAATGGGAGAAGGTGGAGCAGATAGTTTAGTTGAAGAGGGATTCCTTCCTCCTTATCCCGATAATGGACCGCAGGGCAATGGCTTAGTAGATGATAGTCTTGCTATAGAAAAGTCATTTAAGGACGATTTTGAGGAGCGTTTAGCCGAAGGGGGCCCGCTTCCCGTAAGGGCGTTGCTTGCTGGTGGAGAATACATCGTAAATGCGGGTGATGCAGAAGCGGGACGAGACGAATTAATAGATGCAGCTACGAGAATTGATCCCGGAACGCCTCCCGGTGCGGCGGTATGGGATGACTTCGTTGGCAACATCAACACATAAAACTATGCCTAGAAAAATTAATTATCCTAGTTATCAGCATGGTGGCGAGTATGGTGGTCCTAGTCCCATGCGTAAAGCCTTAGAGGATATAGAATACAAAATTCGTATGATGGAGATGGAAATAGAAGCGGGCGGAAGTGGTTCCCAAGAACATCTCCGTGATCCTGAGAGATATTGGCAGGATACCCGCGATGAGCTTGATCGTTTGCGTAACGAAAGAAGGGATATGGTTCGTGCTGGCCAACGCCGGGTGCCAGTTGCTCGTGGGGCAGGCAGAATCACAGATCCAAATCGTATGTTAGGTCCGGGCACGGGTGCCGGGGGATCACGCACAGTTCGCGGTCCTTTTCCATGGGAGGGGAGAGAGGGTCCACTAAAACCTGAAGAGGCGCGTCGCTGGCAAGATCGGGTGTTTGAAGATTGGGATCTTCGTGAGAGGGAGCGGAAAGATGCTGCCCATCGAAGAATGATGGGAGAGTATGCTAGAGAAGAGCGTTATTGGGCTTCACAGGGGCATCCTCCTCCAGGGAGCCCACCAAGCCGAAGGGTTCGGATTCAAGATGCGTTGAAGAGAATGGGGGGACGTTTCAAGGGAAGGGGTATAAAAAGTCTCGCTCTTGCTGGTGGGGCATCCGCGCTTAATCCTCTGTCGGCTCTCGCTGATGTCTTGATGTCTCCCGGTCGTCTTGGTTCAGGTGATTTACCACAGGAAGAAGAAGATCTTCTGTCAGATGAACAGAAGATAAGATATTACCAAGAGCTAATGAATCAGGGACGACCCCGGAGAGCTTCCGGTGGCATAATAGGGCTACAGCAGGGTGGTCCCGCACCTTCGGTGTCCAGGGTCACCTCCTATGGTGTGCCACAGCAGACCGCACAACAGTGGGCCAATCTTACTGATCGTATTGTAACCGAAGGCCAGCGTCCCTATCAGCAATATGCCGGGCAAAGGATTGCTGGTTTTACACAGCCCGAAGCTGCTGCCATGGCAGGCCGAGTCGCATATGGCCAGGGCATGGGACCGATGGGAACCCGTCAGGCAGCCCAAACCCTTGGTCAAGCTGGCCAAATGATTGGTGGTGCCCAGCAAGGATTGATGGGTCTACAGCCGCAGTACGCTCAGATGGCCGCTCAATTTGGGGCCGCCGCTCCGCTTGCACAGCAACAGGCACAACAGGCCGCTCTAGGTATGGGCCAGCTTGGTGCTCGCGCTGAACTGCAAGGTCAACTCGCTGGTGCGGGAATGAGGCAAACGGGAACGGCGGGACAGGTAGAGCAACGATTGTTAGGTATAGGGCAGGCAGCGGCAGGAGCGACAGAGCAAGCACGGCAACAATTTTTAGGTGCGGGACAAGCGACGGCTGCAGAAGCCGCCCAGGCACAAATGGCTGGATTGGGTGGTGGCATGGCTGGTGCGGGACAGGCGGCCCTAACAGCCCAGCAGCAACTTGCTACTGGAATACGGGGGTTGGGGGCTGGTGCGGCGGGACAGGCTCAAGCTCGTGAGGCTCAGGCGACGGCGTTAGGTCAGCAGGCGCAACAGGCTGGTGCGGCTGGACAGGCTCAAATGGCCGGGCTCGGAACCCAAGCACAGCAGCTTGGCGCACAAGCTATGGGCCGAATGGGTGCTACCGGGCAACAAGCTCTTGGGATAGGCCAACAAGCCATGGCACAGATGGGTGGTTTGGGTGGTCAGGCTGGAGAGCTAGGTGCAGATATTAGGGGTCAGTTGGGTGGAACTGGGCTACAGGCACAACAAGCTGGTCAGATAGGTGCTGCTGACATACGACAGGCTGGTCTTGAGGGTCAACAGGCAGCATTGGCGGGTCAAAGAGCCATAACTGGTGTCGGTGCCAGAGCAGGTGCGGCTGGTGCCCAAACTGCTGCCGACATACAAGCGGCTGGTGCAGGAGCGCAACAACTTGGCCAAGCGGGTCTTGCGGGTGTTACTGGTGTAGGTGGTCGAGCAGGTGCGGCTGGGGCAGAAGCCGCACGGGCCATACAAGCGGCTGGTGCTCAAGGACAACAGCTTGGTCAACAAGCACTTGCTGGTATAACTGGTGTTGGTGGTAGAGCAGGAGCCGCTGGGGCAGAAGCCGCTCAACGTATGCGAGCTTTGGGTGCACAGGCACCTCAGTTGGGAGGGGGAGCAGATCTGTCTCAGTATATGTCGCAGTACACCGCTGGCGTCACTGATCCTCAGTTACAGCAGTTGATGGAATTTCAGAGGATGCAAGGGCAAGAGTTGGGATCACGGGCGGCACAGGCTGGTGCTTTCGGTGGTACGCGACAGGCTGTTCAGGCCGCAGAGCAGGCGAAAGCGGCTTCACAGCAAGCTGCTGAGATTATTGGCAAGGGGCAACAAGAAGCATTCCAGAGTGCTGTTGGGAGAGAGCGTGAAGATGCTCGTCGTAGAGAGCAAGCCCAGCAGATGGGGCTTAGTGCGGAGCAGCAAGCGGCAGTAGCACAACAGGCTGGTCTTACCCAAGAACAGCAAGCTCAACTTGGTGGCTTTGGTGCTGCACAGCAGGCTCAGGCTCAGGCTCAACAGGCTGCGATGCAAGCAGCGCAGGCTCGACAAGCTGGATTAAGCGCGGAACAGCAGGCTCAACTTGGTGGTTATGGACTTGCTCAATCTGGACAAAGTCAAGCGCAACAGGCGGCACAGGCTGCGGGAGCCGCTAGACAGGCTGGATTAGGTGCGGAACAGCAGGCTCAAATTGCAGGAATGGGTGCCGCGCAGGCTGGTCAAGCTGGCCGTCAAGCGGCAGCGCAACAAGCCGTGCAAGCACAGCAACAGGGCATTGCCGCTCTACAGCAAGCTCAACAGGCTGGCGGTAGTGCTGCACAGCAGGCCATGAGCCAGCAAGCGCAATTAGCGCAGCAAGCTGCTGCTGCTGGCCAACAAGGTGTTGCCGCCCAATTAGCTGCTCAACAGGCTGGTGTTGGTGCCGCACAAGCAGGTGGGGCACAACAATTACAGGCTGCACAGCAGGGCTTGGCTGCCGGGCAACAGGCTGGCCAAGCACAGTTACAGGCGTTGCAAACGGGTATTGGTGCCGGGCAGTACGGCAGTGATGCTCAAATGAGGGCACAGCAGCAAGCAGCCCAAATGGGTGATGTTGGCGCTGCTCGCCAATTACAAGGACTACAAGCTCAAATAGGGGCCGTTGGACAGGGTGCCCAGTTTGGAATGCAGGGACTTGAGGCCCAGAGGGCCGCTTCATTGGCTGGTGCTGCAGAGAGAGCCCAAGGACTTGCGGCTCAACGAGCCGCCGCCCAAGCGGGTGTCGGGATGTCCCAGTTGGGTCAACAGCAAGGATTACAGGCTGCTCAAACTGGTACTCAGCTTGGGCTGGGTGCGCTACAAGCTGCCCAAGCCGCTCGGGAACAAGGTTGGGGCACCTATGGTCAGATGCTCGGCCAACAGCAGGGTGCTATCGGAGCACAGGGTCAATTATATGGCCAGATGGGAGGAATGGGTGGCCAACTAGCTGGTGTTGGTGGGCAGCAGATGCAGCTAGGTGCCCAACAACAGCAGCAGCAGCTTGAAAGATTGCGGGGAATGGAAGCGGCGGGTGAAAAACAGCGCCAACTACAACAGCAATCGCTTGGTATGGGCTATCAGGATTGGCAGAATAAGTTGAACCAAGAAAGAGCAAATATTGGTTGGCAGCAGTCAGCTATGGGTGGACTTCCTTATCAAGGAACCGTTACACAAAGCGCATATGAGCCCCAGACGGGTCCTGGTGCTAGTGCAATGGCTGCGGGTGTCGCGGGCTTGGGTGCATGGGACAAGTTTCAACGGAATCAACAAGGAACGCAGAATCAACAAGGAACGCAGAATCAACAAGGAGTTACGCCAGCATCCTCATCACAATCATGGACGGGGAAAGATCTTTGGGAAGGTTATGGAACTTCAGATTGGAAGGGTCCGGGGCTTGGCCTGCAGAATCAATGGTAGCAGTCTTAATAATTAAGGATAGTCACAGGAAATAATTATGGCTCTCAGCTTTATACAATGGGAAAAATATATACAGGGTTTTTCCGACGAGCGTCTCGGGGAGGAATTTAAGAATCCGGGAAGCACGCTCCCTGGTATGGCCCCGCCTCCACAGAATCTCATTGTATCTGAGATGGGAAACCGTAACGCAGCGAGACAGGCCGACGAGGCTATGCGTGCGAGCCAGGGACAACCAGCGGGAACCATCGCTGAACAAACTTATAATGAGTTTGCTGGAGAAGATCGCCCTGTCGGTGGCCCTGGTGGCGGCCCTCCTCCCGGTGGTCCTGGTAGACC